TCTTGCGCATGATTCTTCCTCCGCATTCACTACCTGTGAGAGCTGATAGTCAAGGCTCTTCACGACTCTGAACCAGACCTCATTGCCGCCCTCTATGCCGTTCAAAAACGTAACCGCTGCAAGAGAGCCTGACCCGCTGACCTCGTACTCGTTCGGATTAAGGCTGATGCCGTTCAGCCGTACCTCAAGCATATCTATTGACGGCTCGTACTCTGGAATATTCACAGGCAAGGTGTTTCCTTCCGCTGTCGTGCTCATCATCATTACGTTGTCGTAGTAAACGATAGACGAAGACGGAGTCACTGCCTTTACCCATGGACAGTCTGTACTGCCTCGGCAGTCAAGCACAGAGAGCGACTGTGTGCCCTGTATTGCTGTAACATCTGCAAGTCTGAGGTACTTGACAGTGGCTGTATCTTCCAGAGCAGGAGCAGTATTGCCGCCTTTTACCACTTCGATGGTCATGTCTCTTGCATCAAGGTCAAGTTTTACTACTACGCTGTCTATACGTGAAGATGTGCTTCCTGCTGCATCAATATTCAGGGTAAGGTCAGAGGAATTTCTGAGCCATCGGCAGTCTATCATTGCCCTGCCTGAGCCTACGTTCACTGTCAGAGGGTCTGTTCCTGCGGTTACTGCCAGTGCATCACCTACGGTATAGTAAACACCATTGCCTACAAGCCCCTCATAGTAGTTTGACATATCCTCTGCGTTGTATAGCCTGTCATTGTTCAGGCTGTTGAAAAATCCGCTTCTTACGCTCATGCGTTCACCCTCTCATACTTCGGGATAGCCTTATAGCCTGTGCTGTCCCAGTTTTCTATAACTTCAACAATGCGGCAGTTTTCCGTCATGCCGTATTCGTTCTGCACCGTCACGATGTCGCCAAGGTCGTAATCTTTACGATAAACGAATGCTCCGTTGGTGTCTATCGTGCCGCTGAATGCTGTATCAATTCTGTGCTGTGCGTATTGTTCCTTTGCCCTTGCTATCAGGGCATTATGGTACTCAGCAGCGGTCATCACGTTGCCTTCTGAATCTTCCCTCTGCAGGTCTCTTGCGTCTACAAACAACTCACGGCGATTTATGCCCTTTGCACCTGTTCCATATGTGGCATAGGCTCTGGAACTTCCCTCGCCCTCGCCCGCTATTCTGACTATGGTCTTGTATTCCTCTTTGTCGGAGAAATAATCACTCTCCAGCAAATTCCCATAGGCAGGGGAGAAAATAACTCTTGCATTTTTGCTCTGTCCCTGACTCCTGTCCTTTCCGATGTACAATGTGAACACCAGGTTTTCAGTCAGTTTGAAGCCAAATCCGTAGTCTTTGCAGATGTCTGTCACTGCATCGTATATGTCAGTCCCTGTGAACTGCATAGAAACGGCAGCACTTCCGCTTTCCTCATACACAAAGCCCATGCTGTCTATCTTTCTCTGCGCCGCTGCAGGAGCTATCATAGCATCCCTGAGAAGCCCATAGATTACAAGCTCAGGTGTGTCCTTGTAGGTGGTCTGCTCCCAGACTATGCGCCGTGTCAATATGGATTCCAGACTTCGTCCGCTGACGATGAGGTGGTTTCCGTCTTCACTGTCCGTGGTGATCTCTAACCGTTCGATTATCATGACCGCATCATCGTCTTCCCTGACCAGGTATCTGTCTTGTTTCAGCAGATTCAAGGCAGTTTCAGATGCAGGAAGATACAGTTCAAAGTCGCCGCACTCCCAGTATCGCTTTGTCCAGATAAGACTCTCAAAGTTTTCTATCAGTCCCTCTCTGGTAAAGTCTGCGTTTTTTACCCATAGCCTCATCCGAGTATCCTCACTTTGATGGTGTAGTCTACAGCCACGTCAGATAGGTTTTTAACGTTGCAGTAAAAGCCTGAGTAATCATCGCCGAAATAGCCGTTCACGAGGAGGGCTGCTGCTGTTGTTGTTCCACTCTCGACTGCATTGACTTCCACTGTGAATGTGGTGTTTGCATCGAACTGACCGCCTCCCATCTGGATAGCCTTCGATGAGCCTGCATTGACTGTCGAAGAGGAAGAATATGTCCGTCTGATGGTAAGAAGAGGAGACCAGGTCTTTGATGTTCCGTCTGCTGCAATAGCGAAGAAACGGTTCTGTGTCGTGTCAAAAAACAGGTAGTTCTTATACTGTCCGCCCTTCGGTTTGAAGGCTATTATTGTTCCGTTGCCACTGCCCGGGAAGCCCGAACTGTTGACGTGATAGAATGCCACGGAATTTTCCGGCATACTGTTTCCGACTGTTGCAATGCTTGGTACATCCGAATAAGACCCTCCCGGGAATTCATCTGTCAGGTCCGCAAAGACTGTCGGTATCTCTGCTTTGCATTTATTGTCCTTAAATCCATATACTGCCATTTTTCACACTCCTGAATATCTTTCCCTGAAACTTATGTTCGCTCTAACGTTTGTCAGTCCGTCAGAATGAATCTCAAAACTGTTACGTCCTCTTGACATGGACGGCCATTCTGAGCCGATTACAAATCCGTTGATAGCGTTGATAGTTTCGCTTGTTCGCCTTACAGTCTGAATCGGTGGATACTATTGTCAGCACGTCTCCGGCTTTGAAATTAAAACCTATAGTCAGCAGCTCGTCTGTCTCCACTTTTTTTATCTGGAAGAAGCTTGCCTTTCCCGAAAATTCAGCCTGCACAGTGAGTCCTGTTTCTGCGCCGTGGTTTTGTAAGACAATTGTCCTGCCTGCCGTCACAGTGGAGAAAGGAATACCGCTCTCCGGTACCGCCAGTCCATCAGGCAGTGGAAACTGGAAACCATCTGTTGTCCGGGAATAAGTGCCGGTAGTTTCCTCTGTGTCGTAGAAATAGGGGTCAGGGCAGATGAGGGAGAGCTGGAAAGCAGGCAGCCCCTGCCACGTCCTTGCGTCAAAAGTTTCAAGGATCCCGTCCGCATAAGCTGAGATGTTTTTTGTCTCATAATCAAAACGTAGCCACTCTGCCGTGTGTAGTTTTTCATACAGGTCAAGCTTTACTTCCTCAGCTTGAGAGGTAGAGAGATAGAAGTCTATCACGATGTTCCGCTTCGGGATGCGCCTGTTTGTTACCATAGAGCCGTTGCTGAGAGCGTATTCTGTTGTCGCTATGTCAGCATCAGCAGGAGAAAGACCACGTATTTCTCTGATGCGATAGCCCTTTGTCAAATCGCTGAGGCGTATCTTTTCCTGTCTGTCGTTTGTCAGTGTTATTCTCATATCGTCACCGCGTTTTTTGTCATCCTGTAGATTTCCAGGCGTGATAATGATCGTGGGCTGTTGTTGGTCTGGTATACTGTCCTGCTGTTGTCAATCACAGTCTGTGCAGGTACATTTGTTGCCTGCCGCACCTCCACGTTCGCTATACTTTCCAGTCCGTTCATCGCCGCTCCGAGAGATGAAGCCATTGTCTGTTCTATCTTCCAGGCGTTTTCTTTTATGCCCTGCGTGAATAATTCTATCATGTCAGGAGCAAAGGTGTGGAAGTCTGAGAGAGGACCCTTGTCAGGCTCTGAGAATCCGATGTAGTCAACTACAGTCTGGGCAAGGTTGCTGAGGGTGCTTGCGAGTCTTCCCCACATATCCCTGATGCCCTGCAAGAAGTTTTCCACCAGGTCAACACCCCAAGACCAGGCACGATTTCCAAGGTCTGAGAATGTATTTGCAATCGTGTTCCAGATGCCTGAGAAGAAGTCTCCGACTCCGTTCCATGCGTTTCTGATGTTCGCCCACGCAGAATCAAAAACACCTCTGAACCATTCTGCAGCGCCTGAGAATGCATTTGATATTCCGTTCCATACGTCTCTGAACCAGCTCACAGCGCTGCTCCAGGCAGTCTTGACGCCGTTCCAGGCTGTTGTGAAGATTTTTCCGAACCATGAGGCAACTTCAAAGAAGGTGTTCTTTATACTCACCCAGATATTTTTGAACCAGATTGTTACCTTGCTCCAGGCTGTTTTGATAGCGTTCCACGCTGTTGTAAATCGTTCTTTGAACCAGTCCACGACCACGAAGAACACGCCTTTGATGCCCTCCCATAACGTGCCAAAGAATTCCACCATAGGAGAGAAGACCTGCTGAATGATATCCCAGGTCTCTGTGAATTTCAGAGCAAGGAAGCCCACAAGTTCAGTGATGCCGGAGAGAATGTTTGCTGTGATCTGAGGCATATTTGCTACAAGACTTGACAGCAGCTGGACTCCTGCATCTGCAATGAGTGGAAGAGAGTTAAGCAGAGCTGTGATGATGTTTTCGATTATCTGCGGAAGATTTTCCAGGAGAATAGGTATTGCCTGGATGAGTCCCTGCCCAAGAGCTACAATGAGCTGCAAAGCCGCCTGGATAAGCTGTTCAAGCATTTCAGGTTCCGTCAGCATCAGACAGATGTCTGATATAGTCTGTGCTATGGCAGGAAGGAGTTCAGGCAGGCTATCAGTCAAGCCCTGCGCCAGTTCCAACACTATCTGCAATGCCGCTTCGATGAGCTGTGGCGCTATATCTATCAGTGTTTCGCCGATGTATCCGATAAAATCTACCATGGCAGGTACTACCTCAGGCAGGGAGTCCACTATGCCTTTGAGAATCTGTCTGAGAAGCTCTGCACCGTCTTTCAGAAGCTCCGGCAGGTGCTTCATGAGTGCCTTGGTAGCCTCAGGAGCTATT